TGCGGCACCATCCCCGAAGCCAAGCGCCAGGGTAAGGACGTGGACTTTATCGACGCCGAATTGGGCCTGGTTTGTTTCAAGACCAACCGGGCCACCAAGGTCAAGGCCCGGATCGAGGACAAGCAGCGGTGGTATTCGGAGTTGCTCGGCTACGCTCGGCGCAAAGGCTACCAACCGGGGTGGGCTTACCACAAATATCGGGAGGTGTTCGGGGTGGGGCCGGCCAACACCATGCACAAGTGCTCCGCAGAACCCGGCCCGGAAGTGTTGGCATGGATTCGCGGGCAGGCGGCACGGCGGGCCATTGCAGCCAAGTACCAGGCGCAGAAAGGGGCAGCGGCATGACCTTTTTTGAGGCGGTAATCCAAGCGGGCGTTATTCCCCCGTCAGAAATGATCGTGGACGGGCGGGTGCATCGGTACAAGACGGACGGCAGCGACAAGAGCGGGTGGTATGTGCTGTTCGATGACCCCCTGGCCGGCGCGTTTGGCGATTGGCGGGCCGACGTGAAAGGCAAGTGGTCCGAAAAAGCCTTGAGCGGGGAAGAGTGGGCCAAGGTTCAGATCCGGATCGAGGAAGCCAAGAAGCGCCGGCAAGAAGAAGAGCGGAAGAAGCAGGCCGAATGCCGGCGCAAGGCCGAATATCTCTGGCGGCAGGCGCAACCGGCCAGCAAGGAGAACGCATACCTTGCCCGTAAGGGAGCCTTGCCCTATGGCGTAAAGGAATCTCGCGGTTCCCTGGTGGTGCCGGTTAGGGGGCAGGACGGCACGTTGCGCGGGTTGCAGTTCATTCGGGAGGACGGGAGCAAAATGTTTATGGCCGGCACGCAGAAGAAAGGGGGCTATTTCGCCATTGCCGGCAAGCTGGACCGGCTCTATGTCGCGGAAGGGTACGCCACGGCCGCTACCATCCGGCAGGCGACCGGGTGCGCCGTTGCGGTAGCGTTTGACGCCGGCAATCTGGTTGAGGTCGGGCGAGAGTTGCGGCAAAAGTTGCCGGCGGTGCCGCTGGTGTTCTGTGCCGACAACGACAAGCACGGAGTCGGACAGAGAAAGGCGGAGGCGGCAGCCAGGGAGTGCGGCGGGGTTGTGTGCCTCAGCCCGGAGGTCGGGACCGACTTTAACGACCTGGCGGCGGTGCATGGGGTGGAGCACGTTGCGCGGCTGTTGGCGGTGGCAGTATGACCCTGGCGGAATTGGAACAGGAACTAGGAGCCGATCCTGACTGGCCGACCATCCGCAACAGCCGGGAGTTGACCATCGGTTACGCAAAGACGGTGGCGGTTATGCGGCAGGTGCGGGCCGGTACGGTGCCGGAAGGTTGGACACAGGACACGGAATGCGCTCGGTGCGGGAAGGTCAAGACGTTACCGGGGCCGGAGCGGGTTTTGGGCTGCCCATGGTGCCATGGGGAGAGACAACAACCAACAGGAGGAAGAAATGACAACCGAAGAGTGGAAAAAACGCTGTGCGGCACGATATGTGGAACGTGCTGGCGTGACCGATGACCACGCGAAGGAACTCGCTGACGCCTGTTTTGAGGCACAGGACGGAGATTTTTCGGAGATGGCGATTTATAGCCCGGAGGACTGCGCAGACGAAGACATGAGCTACTGGCCGGGTGATGCCGGATAGCCAGTCAACAGGAGGGGAGCATGGAAGAAAAAATTGAATTGGTGGAGGCGTTGCTAAGGCTGAAGCGTACCGAAGAAGAGAGGGACAACTACCGCGCCGAAGCCCTGGAACTGCGGGAGCGGATGGGGAAAATTCGGCGGCTGCTGGAATCCTACGAGAGAGCGGGGGCGAGATGAACGAGGAAGAAGTAAGTTTCCTGCCAGGTCGAATGATCCGGCTTAAAAACCGCCGTCTTGCCATGGGTCCGGTGAGCAACGGCGATTTTTGGGTGGAGATTAAGCGGCTGGTTGAAGGGAGGGAGATTATGAATACCCGACTTTTCCTCACGCCTGAAGCCATGGAATCGTTGGTGCGGCTGTATTTCGAGATTCGAGCGGAACAGATAGCGGAGGGGAAATGAACACCGAGGTCATGTTTTCCTCTGCAACGGCAGAGTGGGAGACGCCGCAGGAGTTTTTTGACGCACTTGATGACGTTTTTGGATTCGACATGGACGTATGCGCTACGCCGGACAACGCTAAATGCCACTGTTTTTGCTCACCGGACGTTGACGGGCTGGTTGTTCCTTGGACCGGGATCTGCTGGATGAACCCGCCCTATGGCCGGGAAATAGGCAAGTGGGTCAAGAAGGCTTACGAGTCCGGCCAGCGAGGGGCCACCGTGGTCTGCCTGCTACCGGCCCGCACCGACACCCGGTGGTGGCAAGACTACTGCGTACGCGGGGAAGTGCATTTCGTCCGCGGGCGGCTCAAGTTCGGCGGGAGTGCCAATTCCGCCCCGTTCCCGTCGGCGGTGGTGGTATTCCGGCCCAAGTTGCAGGATGTTGCATGGTCATGATGGTTTAAAGTCCGGAACATTAACCAGGGAGGGGCAATGCCAGAAACAAGCCTGATGATTTACGACCGACTCAGCGACGAATGCCGGGACATTTTCCGCCGCAAGAATGCCGATTACGGCGACTCGTTCCGCGAGGACGGAGTGCTAGGGGTAATGATCCGGCTCAAGGACAAACTCAACCGGGCCATCTCCCTGTGCCGCAAGGAGGGGGAAGCGGCGCTTGTGCAGGACGAAAGCCTGCGGGACACCCTGATGGACGCCAGCAACTACGGAAAAATGGGCGTCATCTGTCTGGAATCCATCACCGAACAGCGGGAGGCGTGATGCACATCTCCGAAAAGCGTAAGCTCTGGCGGGTGGCCCTACTCCTGCGAAACGAAGCGGCTATCTCCCCGCAGGCCGTCGAAGTCAAGGAGCAAGTGCAGTCTACCCGCAGCGGTGGCCGGGCGTTTCTGGAATGGGCGCTCGACTTCCTTGATTGCGCGGGCGAGCATCGGTTTCCGCTGGCCTGCTACTACCTGGACGAGGAGGCGTTCTGCATTCCGCCGCGATTGTTGGGACCGGCAAGACGGTTTTGGAAGGAGGTAAGGCGAAAAAAATTGCACTCGCAGGGGATAAAAATCATAAATTTGTTGTTTTAGGCAAAAAAACCTTGACTCTTGCGGTAAGAAAACGGTACTATTCAGATACATTGCGAGACAAGACAGACAACGATTGACAACCTCTCCATCGCCTCCCGGTCCTCCTCCGGGGGGCTTTTTTTATGTGGTGAGCCATGATCGACAGCATCCAAGACCTCAAGCAGCAGGCATACAGCGTGGCAGTCCGGCGCGGCAAGTTCAAGGCGCTCGGCATCCTCGACGGAGTGCAAGCGGAACTGGACGAACTGAGGGAGGAAGTTGAAACCTTCAGCGCCGAAGCCCGCAGCCACGTTATCCCCGAATTCTGCCGGGGCGAAGAGGAAGCGGCGGATACCCTGATCGCCCTACTCTCTACCTGTCACCACATGGGATGGGACGTTATCGGCGCAGCCCTGGCGAAACACGCCTACAACGAGACACGCCAATGATGCAACCCTGCCGATGCGACCTGACCGGGGAAGAAAAATGCTGCCACGATTGCGAGGACGCCGGGAGATGCGACAAAGCCTGCCCGGTCACGCCGGATAGCAGCATGTGCGCAGACACTTTTTGCCGCAGATGAAGAACTGCAACCAGACCATCATCATCCCCGGCACATTCCCCCGCCCGGCCAAATGTCAAGGCATCCTCTACACCTGGGGAACCGGGCCGGACGAGGTGACGGAATGCCCGGCTTGTGGGGCGAAATGGTCGAGGGATGGGAAAGAGGACATGACAATTTGAACGCGCCCTACCTCGACGGAGGGAAAAGCCGGAACCGCACCGGCCTGGGCGCTTCACCATTGCGGGCGCAGCGGAGCGCACATGGCCAGACAAGATGAATACCGGCAATATCTCAAGAGCACAAGGTGGGCGCAGCTAAGAAGCGAAGCATTAACCGCAGCGGGCAACAGGTGTCAGGTATGCAACGACGTTGACCGGCTGCAAGTTCACCACCGGCAATACCCGAAAACCTTCGGAGAGGAGCCGGTGTCTTTCTTAACGGTCCTTTGCGAGAAGTGCCACGGCTTGTTTCATAACAAGCAAACGATCAAGAACCGGCGCGGCGACAAGAAAACCAAAGCCGAAAAAACGGTAGAGAGCAAAAAGAAAAAGAGTCTCGCCAGGCAAAGAAAGAAAACCAAGGTATGGAGAAGCGGCCCTTGCCGGAAATACACGGAAGAGGAAAAGGCCGCATATTTGCGGGAACGCAGCATATAGGACACACCATGACAACCATAATCCGCTGGCTGCTCGGCTGTGAACGCTGCCGACTGCTGGCCAGACTCAAGAGGTGGACGTGATGGCCAAGATGGGAAGGCCGCTAGTACACACACCGCAGGAAGTGGAAGAACGCGCCGCCGAGTATTTTGCAACCTGCGAGGCGAACGAAACACCCCTGACCATCACCGGTCTTGCTCTGGCGCTCGGCATGACTTCCAGACGCCAGCTTATCGAATACTCGGAGCGGGAAGAGTTTCACAACACAATAAAGGACGCTAAGCTTCGCTGTGAGCAGTTCGCGGAGGCTCGGCTGTTCGGAAACTCCCCGACCGGAGCGATATTTGCGCTGAAGAATTACGGATGGAGCGACCGCAACGAAACGGTTTTAAGCGGCCCGGACGGTGGACCCATCGAGATCAAGGGGATCGATATTGGCTTCGTCGCGACGGATAAAGGTTAACTTCCCCGACAAGTTCCAAGCCTTCTTTCATCCCCGGCGCTACAAGGTGGCCTACGGCGGGCGCGGCTCCGGCAAGAGTTGGAGCATGGCCAGGGCGCTGCTTATCCTGGCGGCGAATCGCCCGCTTCGCATTCTGTGCGCTCGCGAACTACAGCGCAGCATCAAAGATTCCGTCCATAAGTTGCTGGTGGACCAGATCGCGGATCTCAAGCTCGAAGCGTTTTACACAGTCACGCAGACCAGCATCAAAGGGCGCAACGGCTCCGAGTTCGGATTCTGCGGCCTGCGGCACAACGCGACGGAGATCAAGAGCTACGAAGGCGCGGATATCTGTTGGGTGGAAGAGGCGCAGGTTGTCAGCAAAACCTCCTGGCAACTGCTGATTCCCACCATTCGCAAGCCCGGCAGCGAGATATGGGTATCGTTCAACCCGGAACTGGAAGAGGACGAAACCTATCAGCGTTTCGTCACGCATCCGCCGCCCGACTCGCTGGTTGTCAAACTGAACTGGTCCGACAATCCGTGGTTCCCCGAAGTGCTGGCCGCGGAAAAGGACTATCTCCGCAGCAAGAACGAAGATGACTACCTGACCATTTGGGAAGGCCACTGTCGGCAGTGTTTGGAAGGGGCGATTTACGCCAAGGAACTGCGGGACGCACAGACCGAAGGCCGTATTTGCCGCTTGCCGGTGGACGCGAGCAAGCCCGTCGATACGTTCTGGGATTTGGGATGGGCCGACAACACAAGCATCTGGTTCGCGCAGACGGTCGGCCAGGAAATCCGAGTGATTGACTTCCTGCAGGACCACTTGAAGCCGATTCAGCACTACGTCCAGCAGTTGCAGGCCAGGGGCTACATTTACGGCAAGGACTTTCTCCCCCACGACGCCAGAGCCAAGCAACTCGGCACCGGCAAGAGCATCGAGGAAGTTCTACGCAGTTTAGGCCGCAACGTGCATATCGTGCCGCGCCTCAGCGTCAAGGACGGCATCAACGCCGCCCGCACTATCTTCCCTTCAGTGTGGATTGACGAGGAACGCTGTGCAGACGGCTTGCAAGCCCTGCGGCGGTATCGGTACGACCTCGACCCAAACACCGGGCAATTCAGCCGGGAACCTTTGCACGACGAGCACAGCCACGCCGCCGACGCCTGGCGTTATTTCGCTGTCGGCTATCGCAAGCCGGTCAAGAAGAGCAATGGACACCGACCCGCCGCAGGCGGATGGATGGGTATTTAATGAGCAAGCAAGACGCCAAAATACTAAAGACCGCCCTCGCCCGCTTCGAGTCGGCCCGTTCCGCGGAAAGCCAGAACCGCGAAGCGGCGCTTGAGGACTTGAAATTCGAGAATGGCGAACAGTGGGACGATCAGGCCAAGCGGGAACGCGAAGAGATGGGCCGCCCCTGCCTGGTCATCAACAAGACCGCCGGGCTGGTCAAGCAGATCGTCGGCAACCTGCGGCAGAACCGCCCGCGCATCAAAGTGCGCCCGGTAGACAGTCAAGCCGATCCGAAGGTGGCCGAGCTGCTGAACGGCCTCATTCGCAACATCGAGAATATCAGCGACGGCGAAGCGGCTTACGACAGCGGCGCAGAGAACGCGGTTCGTGGTGGCTATGGCTATTGGCGGATACTGACCGACTATGCCGATGATGACGTTTTCGAGCAAGATATCCTGATCAAACGCATCTGCAACCCGTTTGCCGTGTATTTCGACCAATCCGCCATGGAGTTGGATTATTCCGACGCCCGCTTTTGCTTTGTGGCCGACACCCTGACACGGGAAGAGTTCGAAGCCAAATACCCGAAGGCCAGCTTGCCCGAATGGAGCAAGGGACAGGGCGAATCCGAAGCCGGATGGTTTGCCGAGGATACGGTGCGCGTCGCGGAGTATTTCTGGAAGGAACCAAAGACCAAAACCATCTACCTGCTCGGCAACGGCAAGACGGTTGATGAATTGCCGGGGGAACGCGTCGAGGCGGCGGACGGAGTGTTCGCCGTCACCGAACAAGGCGAAGCGATTCCGATACTGAAGGAACGCAAGGCCAAGTGTGACCGGGTGATGTGGGCCAAGATCAGCGGCACGGAAATTCTGGAAGGCCCGCAGGAATGGCCGGGGAAATATATTCCCATCGTCCCCTGCCTTGGCGAAGAGATATGGATTGAAGGCTGCAGGATTCTGCGCAGCGCCATCCGCATGGCCAAAGACCCGGCGCGGCTCTACAACTGGGCGCGTTCGACGGCAGTTGAAACCATTGCCATGGCACCGAAACAGCCCTGGCTGGTCACGCCGGAACAGATCGAAGGCCACGAAGAGCAGTGGAACGCCGCCGCCCGCAGCCCTCAGCCGTACTTGCTGTATAACGCCACCGGAGGCCAAGCACCGCAGCGCCAAGCCGCCAGCATTCCCGATTCCGGGGCGCTGCAAGAGGCTATGCAGAGCGCCGACGATATTAAGGCCACGACCGGCATCTTTGACGCCTCCATGGGGGCGCAAGGGAACGAAACCTCAGGCCGGGCGATTATGGCGCGGCAGAAGCAGGGCGACAACGCCACTTTCGTTTTCACGGATAACCAAGCGCGGGCCATCAAGCATACCGGGCGCATCCTGGTGGATCTGATTCCGAAGATTTACGACACGGCAAGGGTTGTGCGGTTGCTCAATCAGGACGGTTCCGAAGCATGGGCCACCATCAACCAGGAAGATCCGCTGACCGGGCAGAAGAGCAACGACCTGACAATCGGCAAGTATGACGTGGTTGTTGACGTGGGTCCGGGCTACACCACAAAGCGCCTGGAAGCGGCAGACGGCATGATCCAGTTCACGCAGGCCGCGCCGCAGTTCGCGCCGGTTATCTTCCCGCGCATCGCCAAGAACCTGGATTGGCCGGAGAGCGACGAGATCGCTCAGGAAATGCAGGCCATGATGCAACCGCCGCCGCCCGACCCGAAAAACGAGGTGGAATTGCAGGGCAAACAGCTTGACAACGCCACCAAGCAGGCCCGCTTGCAGCAGATGGGCGGGCAGCAGGACCAACGCACCTATCAAATCGCACAGCAGGCCGCTATGGACTTGCTCAGAGGAGGTCAATAAATGGCCGGTCAATTTGGACTGCCCCTTGCCGCTGCCCCGCGCAGCCAGTACGTCACCATTGGCGCAGCATCGAGCCAGAGCGCCGGGCTGAATCCGCTCACCAGCGTGATCAGCCTGTACAGCAATATCAAATGCTGGATCGCCATCGGCAGCAACCCCACCGCTGTTAAGCCGAGCGCCGAGAAAACCGCTGTTGAAAGCTTCCCGCTGCAAG